AATACTATCCGCGCCTGGTCCAAGGAGCTGGGCGGGAAACTAAAGTTTCCCAAATTCAAATTAAAGGCGCTTCGCGCAGTATTAACAATAAATTATTTCATATCTATCTTCACTTATTTTGGTGGGGTCAGGCAACATGTTTGCAAATACCACCACATGAATATTGTTAATACAAGGTACAGTACAAGGTTCGTATTTATCACTTTGAATAATACGATCCTTAAACATTTCTATTAAACTATAATTAATAAATTCCTGTTGGTCACGTGGAATATCAAATACCACATGCCTAGTGGGGTCCATGATATAAGCATATGTCACATCAACGCGTTTTCCACCACGCGTATAGAAGAAGCCTTCTTTAAGAAGTTGCTTAGCATAGAGGGTTTTCCCTTCTGCTCCATGGGGCCCATAAACCCAAAGGATATTTCGGTCATTTGGACTCGTCTTCAACCTCTCACAAAGCTCGAGCTGCCATGGCCGACTTAATTCTGGACCTTCATATGTTTCTTTAAATTCTTCCATGGCTAATCTAGATCTGCATCTCCTTGCTTTCCCAGGATCTTCAAGCTCCATGGTTTCTGGGTCTTCTTTATATTTTTCCATTAGCGACCTCTTATTGCTTCCTTTCTTAAGCATCTCTCCAAAACTCCAGGGACCTGCAACTCTTGTATCTTCTTTCTGAACATAAGCTGAAGCTTCTTCAATTGTTCCTCTCATCTTTTCTAAATGGGGATTTCCCCCAATTAATTGCTTAACTGTGTTTAATCTTGCCTTCTTCTTCAATTGGATTACTCCCTGAATATGGTCATGAGATCCTCTTTCATGTTGCCAGGAGGCGTATTGAACTCTCTCGTCAAACGAGAGAAGAGGGAGAACTCCTTGGAAGTTGCGTGTGAAAACCCAGTTTGTGCAAGCCATTTTAATTTGGGGGAATTAAAAAAGTCTATTTATATCTGTTCCAAGGAGGTGGTCCAAGGCGCGGT